CAGTACTACCATCTAGCTCAGATTCTTGGGATTATGCTTTAAGTTCAAGGTCATATTCTCAAACAAGAAGATGCTTAGACGGATTAACTACTTTTGATGATAATGGATTTAAGTTAAATACAGCAAAAAATATTAAAACAATTGAAATGTTTTATTCTCCTACAGATGCGGGGGCGGGAAGTATAGTCAGTCAGTCTGGCTCATTAAATTTCTCCTGGAACAGCTCTGGTTCAATAAGTAAGACTAATATAGCCCATGTATACATCAACGGGGAAGATAAAACCTCTATGACTAATATCTGGGACGGATTGTCCCTAAATGTCCCAAATCATATAGTTTTTGTTCTATCTTCCGCCGTCACTGCCGAAATTTTGTTCAATGAAAACTCAAAGCAGGCAACATATCAATATCTTGCAATTTATGAAGATGCTTTATCTCAAGAGACATCTTTAAATCATTATTATTTATATACAAATAGGGCATATTCCGTGCCAAATACATTGTCCATTGACGTGACAGAAAATAATTTTTCTGTCTATGATTTGGACTGGGACTTTATACAATCCTTATAAAGTGTCTCGTCTTTTAGACAAAGAAATGGTAAAATAGATTCATATGGACATTAAAAGAGTAAATCAGCAACTTGTTGACGAAGAAACAAGATTAGGTATATACGTGTGGGAAATGCCTGATGGAAGGTGGATAGGCGATGATGAAGGAAACTTCCTCTCAATTACCTCAACCAAAGGAAACAGATCAAGAATGGATGCTTTGGCTAGAGAGGTTCGCTCATATGGCATACATGAGGGTAGGCCGTTATTTTTATCTGGAAGACGTAAAATTGACGACGAAGAATTCCAGTATCAAAAACAAAGACTTGAATGGGGACTAATCCCAGATCCATTAGACGTGGGTAACTATAAGGATGAAATGAGGAAATTGCGATGAAGACATCTTTTGAAGACGATAATACAATTAATGATGAAGTAAGAATATATAATTCTTCAGATATGTTTTCTTTCAACAAAACTGTCACTATTGAAGCGGATGAATTTAAAATAGAAGGCGAAGATCTTAAAAAGATTTCTGGGCTAAGTCCAGCTTTTAGGAAAAAGGTTTCACGCACATTAGAAAAAAGATTTGTGGGTATGGGAGAAGCTAAAACCCAACAGAATCTTATGCAGCAAGCAATTAGCGGATATGCTATGTTTGATCTTGTTCAGCCTATTTATAACTTAGAATATCTTTCTAAAATTTATGAAATTTCACCATACAACTATGCTGCAATTAATGCAAAGGTAGCAAATATTGTAGGTTTAGGATATACCTTTGTTGAAAGTAAAAAAGCGCAGGATGCATTAGATAATTTAGAAGATCCAAAACAACTAACTCGTGCTAGAAAAAAAGTCGATAAAATCAGGCAGCAGTTAGATATTTGGCTGGAAGATTGTAATGAAGAAGAAACATTTACAGAAACTTTAATTAAAGCATATACTGATCTTGAAGCAACAGGAAATGCATATATTGAAATTGGTAGAACAACTGCAGGAGATATCGGATACATTGGACATATCCCAGCAAAGACTATGCGAGTGCGCCGTTTGCGTGACGGATTTATTCAGTTGCTTTATGGCAAAGCAATATTTTTCCGTAATTTTGGAGATCAAGAAACCCCTAACCCTATAGCAGAAGGTTTAGATAGGCCAAATGAAATTATTCATTTAAAGAAATATACACCAATGAATAATTATTACGGAATTCCAGATATTATTGCTTCTCAAAATGCAATGGCAGGAAATGAATTTGCAGGAAAATATAACTTAGACTATTTTGAAAACAAGGCAGTTCCACGTTATATTATTACGGTAAAGGGTGCAAAGCTTTCTCCAGATTCAGAAAGAAAATTACTTGAGTTTTTCCAGGTCGGGCTTAAAGGAAAAAATCACCGTTCATTATATGTACCACTTCCAGCAGATACTCCAGATAGCAAAGTTGAATTTAAAATGGAGCCTGTTGAGGCAAATGTTCAAGATTCATCATTTAATAATTATAGAAAAGCAAATCGTGACGAAATTCTTTTAGCTCACCGTGTTCCTATTAATAAAATTGGAGTTCCAGAAGGCGTTAGTTTGGCTTCTGCACGAGACGCAGATAAAATGTTTAAAGAACAGGTTTGCCGTCCAGCACAAGATATTCTGGAAAAGAAATTAAATAGAATTATTGCAGAAAAAACAGATATTGTTTTAATTAAATTTAATGAACTTACTCTTACTGATGAGGATACTCAGTCTAAGATTGATGAAAGATATTTAAGAATGCAAGTAATTACCCCAAATGAAGTAAGATTAAGAAAGGGTATGATTCCAATTGAAGGTGGGGACGAAGTAGTTAAGTTAAAGCCAGATCAGGCTGCTGAGCAGGCTGCACAGGCTGGAAATACTAGAACACGAACCCAGGAAAGATCTTCAAATTCTCCCGATAATTCTGGGGAGGCTAGAAATCCAAAAGGTGAGGGTAGGGTTACAGCTTAATTATTAGGCAACTAGTTATTTGCCTTTTTAATTTTATAGTTATAAAATTAAGCATATGAACATTGAGAAATCTAAATGGATTGCCAACGGTGACGCCGTTAGTCTATCTGTTCCTTTTACAAAAGTCAATCGTGAGCGCCGTACAGTTGCGGGATTTGCTACTTTAGACAATAAAGATCAAACAGGAGATGTAGTTACACAAGAGGCAAGCCTAAAAGCTTTTGAGAAGTTCCGTGGAAACATTAGAGAAATGCATCAGCCAGTGGCGGTTGGAAAGTTAGTTTCTTTTAAACCAGAAATGTATTACGATCCAATTTCAAAAAGTTTTTACAATGGAGTATATGTTGAAACTTATATTTCTAAAGGCGCACAGGATACTTGGGAAAAAGTATTAGATGGAACATTAGCAGGATTTTCAATTGGCGGAAAGATTGTTGAATCAGACAATGAAGTAAACAAAGCAGATGGAACATCTGTAAGATTTATTAAAGAATATGATTTGATTGAGCTTTCAATTGTTGATTCTCCAGCAAATGAATTGTGTAACATATTGTCTATTCAAAAAATGAACGGACAATTAATGTTTAAAGGTATGGCGGCAGAAACAGTTACAGAAAATATTTTTTATTGTGAAGAAAGTGACTCTGTTTTTATAAGCAAAGATGATTCTTATAATTCACCGATTACTGGAAATCCAGCAAAATTAATTGGATGGGTTGAAAGTAATGACGTTAACAAGTCAAAAGAAGTAGGTAAGATTCTTGATTCGTTTAAGAAATCAAGATTAACATTGTCTGATATACAGGCAAATGCAAAAGGAGGTAATAAATTGTCAGAGACAAATAACGACCAGTTAGTTGAAAAGATTGCAGATCTTTCAGATTCAACACCTAAAGCTGCTGCAGTTGCAGAGGCTGCTGTTGTAGAAGCTCCAGTTGAAGAAACTGTTGTTGATGCACCAGTTGTTGAATCAGCAGTTGCTGAGGCAGAAGTATCTGCTGAGGCAGAAGTAGAACAATCAGCAGACACCGATGTTGATGTTTTTGCAAAGGCAGCTGATGCAGAGCCTGATTTTGCAAAAATGCTTGTAGATCTTAAAGGTTTCTTTGCAGAAACACTAGAAAAAGCTTCTCAAACTAACTCTGCTCAAGTAGCAGAAATGAAAGACTCAGTAGAGACTTTTACTAAAAATGTTGATACAAGAATTACAGAACTAACAGAGCAGCATGCAAATCTAAGCAAAGCTGTTCAGGATATAAAAGACACAATTGATGGTGTAGAAAAGCGTGTCATGGCGGTAGAATCAGAAACCGCAATTAAGAAGTCCCAAGATCTTGGCGGATCTCAGGGAGTAACAACCAAAAAATCTCAATGGAACGGTTCTTTCCTCGGTTCCGTTAACGATTTAATTAAATAAGGTAGGTGAAAAATACAATGAGCAATGAACTATTAGAAAAAGCTGCAGCAGCTGGCACAACACTGTCAACTGGCTTCGGTTCTTCTACTGGTGGAGAAGGCATTCATACCGCTTCCGAAAACGGTAACGGTGGTCTTCTTAATCCAGAACAGTCAGCACGATTTTTAGATTACATGTTCGACGCTACCGTAATTGGTAAAGTTGCACGTACTGTAAGAATGAAAGCTGATACTACCGAGATTGATCGTATCGGTGTAGGCGAGAAACTAATGAAACTCGCTACCGAAGGAGATAACACCGCTACAAATAGCGCTGTTACTTTCTCAAAGATTTCTCTCACAACAAAGAAACTACGTCTAGATTGGGAACTTTCAACTGAGTCTCTAGAAGACAATATTGAGGGTCCAGATCTAGAAGATCATATTGCACGTATGATGGCAACACAGGCAGGTAACGACATTGAAGATGTACTTCTAAACGGAGATACAGATCTTTCTTCAGATGCACTTTATAAGGCATTTGACGGTGTTGTTAAGAAGGCAAAGTCTTATGGACATGTCGTAGATGCTGGTGGAGATGCTATTTCTCGTGAAGTTTTCAATAATGCATTGAAGGCACTTCCACGTAAGTACAAGCAACGTCGTGCAGATCTTCGATTCCTTTCAGGTTCAAACCTGATTCAGGATTACTTATACTCAACAAGTAATTCAACCAACTTCATCAACCCACAGGATATCGCTTCAAGCATTATCCGTGGAGATCAGCCAGGACTTGGTGGTCCAGCAGGCTTCGTAGCCCCATTCGCATTTGGTATTCCAATTGTTGAAGTTCCACTTCTTCCAGAAGCACAAGATGGTGATTACAGCGGAGCATCAGGTAACCACGGAGATGTCCACTTGACATTCCCAAACAACGTAGTTGTTGGTATCAAGCGTGACGTAACTGTTTATCGATTCTTCTGGCCTCGTAAGGACTCAATCGAATATACCATGTATACTCGTGTTGGTGTTCAGATCGAGCAGGCAGACGCTTGGGTTGTTGTTAAGAACGTTAAAATCGCTTCTTAATTAAATAAATCCTAGAAACGCCCCCAAATTAATTTTGGGGGCATTTCATTTTAATTTAACAATGCTATAATGGTTTTACATGAACAAAGGAGATATTATGTCATTTGAGACATTAAAATTACCTGAATTAAAGAAAATAGCCGAAGATTTCGGTGTTGATATAGAAGGTGCAAAAAACAAAAAAGCAGTTATTGCTGCACTAGCAGAAGAGGGAGTATCATGGTCGGTATATTCTCAAGCATCACAAGATGTAAAAGAAGCTGCTGAAAATTTAGATCAAGAGATTCTTCCAAGGTTTGATCATACTAAAGAAGTTGGCGAAGACAACGTTCTTGTTAGAATGACTAGAGAAAACTTTAGATATGATATTATGGGTTTTACCTTTACAAAGCAACATCCTTTTGTTGCAATGACTAAAGAGAATGCTCAGCAAATTTTTGACAAGGAGGGTGGCTTTAGATTAGCTAATCCAAAAGAAGTACAGGATTTTTATAGCTAAAGCCTTTAAATGGCAGAAGTTTATGTAAATACAAATTCTCCAACAAGAACAAAAATTTTTTATGGTGGAGAAATTAGAGATGCTGATGGCGATGTAACCGCTACCATTTTTGACATAACTCAAGATCCAGCTATAAGTCCTTCCATAAATCCAAGTCAAGTTATTCTTACTTTAACAGCTATTAAAGAAGAACAAGATGCGGGAACATATAAGATTAATATTCCTAATAGCATTAATGTTAGACAAAGAAATTTAAAAGTCAGATGGTATTATGAAATTGATGGCGAAGAAATATATCACGATACATACGTAGATGTAATTACTCCTTATTGCAATTTGGCCGAAGTAATAGAAGATTTAAATTTTGGCACAGATCAATCTGATCCTAATTATAAAACATACCATGATTTAATCATGGCAGAAAAATATGCTCGTAAAGTTATAGAAAACTATACAGGACAAAAATTTTCTTTATATGATGATGTTCAAATAGTTTACGGAGCGGGTTCTGACATACTGCCTCTTGCTTTT